GATCGTGTCGCATTAGCAAGGCCACTATCCCGGATCACCACTCCGGGATGTGGTCTGCCCGCTTCATCCAAAGCGGGCCAGGGTAGGAGATCCTCCCCCCTGTGTGAACAGAAAGACAATACATCTGATAGTACATGTACCAGTTTGCCGGAAAGTCCAAAACAGGTATATTCAGAGGTGTCAAGTCTTCCTTTTGTGCGAGGTATCTCTCAATCTGTAGTTGCTGTCCCACAGTAATTGAGAACACTTTCTCCACTAAGTTCCTAGTCCGCAGACCAACTTTTGTGGCTAAAAGCGCAGCTAATTCTTTGGAATGCTGGATCATGCCGGATACAATCACGGCAAGCCCACTCTTTCCAAATCCTCGTCTCAACTCATGATCAACGGCCAGGTTGAGTGATTCACAGGTCGTTTCAGACCATTTCCACAGTTCATGGGTATGAGCCTCCAGAAGCCGCTTGCTGACGCGGATGCCTTCTGTTACTCTTAACCCATATTCTGCCAGCGCTGATATTATCGGACAGCCTGGATACTGGAAAGCTAGACTCATCGCTTTACAGCGAAGGAGCTGTTTCAGTATTGTTCCTCGGGCATTCGCGTAGCGGCTCGCGCACCACGCGAAAGTTGCCAATATCTTCTTAGGATCTGCAACATTTTTCAATTCCTCAACGTCGAATATTAACCCACAGAATGACGCAGTCTCCAATTCAGTATGCTTCACAAGCTTTATGATGAGACCTAAACGCGCAAAAAATTCCGCGGTGGGTGGGGGCCCTTTCTCAATACGGGCTACTCCATCATCCCCTTCAACGCACGATATGACCTCACAGCCTGCTTTCTCAGAAGCAAACAGGAGGAGCATAAGGTTGGCAAAGCCATTGCCAAGGGAAGTGCACATCTCTCCAGACATCCTCGTCGCCATAACGCGTAGGATGAACCATTTGAACGTACAAACATTCTCACCGCCCAGTACTTCGTCCATGTGCCGGTCGAAGTCTCTAGCCTCAGGCAGGAGTTGTACCATGTGCGAGTATAAGCGAAACTCGCATGCTTCCATAAGGCGCCGCACAAACAGGGCTTCAAACATCGTATAATCTGTAGCAATATACGTCGCGC